GTTGCGTATTTTAAGATTTTAAGGAATAAGTTTGGTCAAATAATTGGCTATCAACAATTACTCCCATCTCTTGTGACAAGAGTGGCAGAGGACAACGAGTATTTATCTTATTATGTTTATTATGATGGAGTTAATAAATATAATATTAAACCAGAAGATATTATCGAGGTGCAATATCCAAACCCAACTTCCGATACAATAGGCAAGCCTATCATTTCATCTATTCTTGATGAAATAACAGTCCTTAAATATCAAATCGCATATACAGAAAAGTTTTATAAAGAGGGCGGTTTTATGGGGCTTACTTTTACCACTAAAGCTAATCTAACCACCGCTGATTTTAAGAAATTAAGAGAAGCTCTTGAATTGAGATATGGTAAAGAATCTGGTTCTTTCAAAATAGGGTTAATGGATAACGATACTAAACCGCTTAAGTCCGCTTACTCAATGAAAGATATGGATATTAAGGATATACGTTCACAAACCGAAAGAAGTATTTATAATGCCTTTAAGGTTGGTGATATTCTTGTCGGGAATGCAGAGGCTTCAAATCGTTCAAATGCCGATGCTGTTATTTACCAATTCACTTCGGGAGTAATAGACCCATTGCTTTATTATCTTGATGATGTTTTCACAAGACACATCCAGAAGGAATATAATAAAAATTATTATATAATGCACGATTCACTTGCACCGAAAGACCAAGAAGCAAATTTAACCTTTTATGAATCAGGGTTAAAAAATGGTTGGCTGTCGATTGATGAAGTAAGAGATTTAGAGGGATATAACAAACTCAACTTTGAGATTACAAAATTACCAACGGTAAATGTCGGTGGTTCATTAATTAGGGTTGATAAAGCCATTCAGATAGACACTCAAGGGAAAACGATAAATAAAAAATCTATTGATGGTTTTGATGTTTTAGAAAAAAATACTGTTGCTGAACTTAAAAGGTTTTTTGAATTACAAAGACGCAGAGTTCTTGAATCGGTTAAATTAAATTTTATTATTGAACGGGCGTTCAGTTTAGAAACAGAAAACCTTTTAATGTGGCAAGTATTGGAAATGCAAATCTTTAGGGCAATGGAACAGGGTGCTAAGAGAATGTTTTCTTCTTATGGATTAGATAGAGTAATTAATCGTGATTTATTGGTTAATGAAGCTAATAGAATAGGAAAATCGGTATCTCTTGTAAACACTAATTTATTAAATAAATTTTCAGTTGCGAAAGATTATGACGAGCTTGTTTCTATTATGGATATTGAGTATTCAGGTCTTGCGGAAGAAGTTGGATTGTTAGCTACAAACTCATCTTGGAATTATGGGAGTTATTTAGCACTTAAAGATTCGGGTGCAAAAGAAAAAATTTGGGTTTCCACAATAGACGAAAGAACTCGCAGACCAAACGGAACGCACTTAGAAGACCATGTAAGCATTCATTTAACAAAAGTTGGTATTGACGAACCATTTATTTTACCGTCAAGAAGCGGATATGATTCCATGATGTATCCGTGCGATGTATCAGGAAGTCCTGAAAATATAATTAATTGCAGATGTAAATTAGGGGGTGAATTATGAATTTTTTTGAAGTAAAATCAGAAGCCGAAATAAATGAAAAAGAAAGGTCAATTATTCATTATATTACTACGAAAGACCTTGATTGGGGCAATGATATTATAAACCCTTTAGGAATGGATTCAAAAAAATACGAAAAGCATAGAGTTGTACTTTATAACCATAATGAGAACAAACCAATAGCTAAAAATATTTGGTTAAAATCAAAAGAAGATGGCAACATTGCAAGTACCTATTTTTCTAAGAAGTCGCTTTTCGCAAACGAGATTTACGATTTGCATAAAGAAGGAATCATTAATACATGGTCGGTTCGTTGGACTCCACTTGAGGCAAATGGAGAAGCTGTCGAAGACGCATTGAAGTATGACATGGCAAAAAATATTCGTTATATTAACAAGTGGGAATTAATAGAATACTCATCTGCTCCGCTTGCAATGAATTATGGGGCGGTGGACTTAATAAAAGGGTTTGTAAAAAGTGACGAATTAATCGGAGAAATAAAAAAAATGGAATTAGAAAAACAAGTCAATGAAATAACTGAAAACTACAAAAAAGATATTGACGAGATTAAATCACAACTATCTTCATTAGAAGAAATAAAATCACAGATTAGCGTTCAGCAAGAAATTAAAAAAGAAATAGAAGAAATAAAATTAAAACTTAAAAAGTCGGTAGAGATTTTAGGTGACCAAGAAGCTAAGAAATTGGCTGATGAAATAGTAGGGAAATTGGTTGCTGGAGAAGTTAGCCGAAGTAAATCAAACAATTAATAAAGGAGATAATGAAATGGCAGAAGTAGAATTAACAAAAGAACAATTTGAAACTATAATTGGGAATGCGGTTGCTAACTCAATAGATAAGTTCAAAAAAGACACAGGCATGGATAATGTGGATTGGAAACATTTAATGCACCCAGCCGAAGATGAAAACAAATTAAAAGAGATGAACGGTCGTGAAAGATTAAAATCACTCTTAAAGGCAGTCGCAACAAAGGATTTCGGTTTACTAAAAGCCGCTGACCCTATGGTTGAGGGAACAGACGCTTCGGGTGGTTATTTAGTCCCTGCGGTCACTCGTGCAGAGATTCTTAGATTAATCCCAACTTATGGGCAGGCACGTCAATTATTCAGAACTATCCCTATGGGTAAAACTGATACTATGACCATCCCGACAAAGAATGCCGGAGTAACCTTCGCCTCTGTTTCAGAGAATGCTTCAATAACATCAAGCAAACCAACACTATCTTATGTTCAGTTGCTTGCTAAAAAATTTGGTGGAATTGTAGTTCTTGCTAATGAATTGCTTGCAGATGCAAACGTAGATATTCAGAACTATATTGTTTCTCTATTTGCAGAAGCTATTGGCACACAAGAAGACCAACAGATGTTTGCTGGCACAGGTTCACCGTTTACAGGAATATTCTCAACAACTCATACTTATGGCAATGAGGAAGCAGCGGCAAATCTTGCATCTATTTCTTATGATAATCTTGTAGATGTTGTTTATGGCGTAGACCAGAAATATCTTTCGGGAGCTAAGTGGTTAATGCACAGATTGACATTCTCAGAAGTAAGAAAAATTGTTGATAACAATGGCAGACCTATTGTAACAGACCCTTACGCTGGTTCACCTGCTACTTTGTTCGGATTCCCTGTAACTCTTGTTGAAAATGCACCTTATAGTGGAGCTGGACAAACAGTAGCTTTGCTTGGTAACTTTAACAACTCAATCATTGGAGATAAAGGCACTATTTCTATTAGTTTATCAACTGACGCAACGGTAGATTCAACTTCCTTATTCCAATATGATTTGTCTGCTATTAAAGTAACCGAAAGAATCGGATTTAATGCAGGTTTGGTAACCGCTTATTCAGCTATATCAATCAATGCATAGTATTTTTTAATGCGAGGAAATTATGTTATTGGATTTACAGGAATATAAAGATTACGCTAAGATAACAAGTGTCGAAATGGACAATCAACTTACTACGCTTGCCGAAGAATCCGAAGCTATAATTCAGGGTCATTTAGGCAGGACTTTAGACACAGCAAGTTATACCGATTACTATGACGGCACTAATTCAGATTATCTTATTCTGGACAATTATCCCATACAATCCGTATCTAAAATTTCTGTCTATGAAGAAGGCGTATATCAGGAAATAGACACTTCGGAATATTACCCTATGACGTTCAACCATAAAATCGTTTTAGATGGTTATACCTTCCTTGAGGGAGTAGGAAACTATAAGGTTGAATATACCGCAGGTTTTACAACTTTGCCGAGAGATATACGCCTCGCATTAAAAAAATTGTTTGTTATTTTGTTAAACGAAAGTCCATTGAAGAATAATACTCTTGGAATGACTTCTTTCATAAAACAAAACGAAAAAATATACATAGACACTAACGCCGAAAAGAAAATCTTAGAAAGTATATCGAAATATAGAGTCTATAATGTTTAAGTATGAAAATATCGTTGTGGATTTGCCAAAAAGACTAAATGCTTCTGGCTATGAATTAATGAATGAAATAATGAGAATAGCCGTAAGCAAGTTTAGAAATGTACCTAAATATCCGCCTGACAAATATCCTGCGGTTAACAGTGGTGCATTGAAAAACGCCTTATTGAATAATAATGTAGAAACAAAAGACAATGAAATAAAGAAAACTATACCATTGGGATATGCTTCTGTTTTGTTGCAAGATGATTTTATGCACGAAACAACGCCTCAACAAAGGAATTGGTTTTTGGCAAGAGCAATCGATGCACGAAGAATGGG